CGGTCGCTGGGGTGTTCAGGATGCCAGATAACTGGATCCGCCTTGACAAGAAGGCCGGGCACATTCGATTTGTTCCAGCCGGCTCAAATATGTCCGTCGGGTCTTTCGGCTCGATGATATTGACGATGATGGCTGGTGGGCGGCATGTCCCGCAAATGCTTAAAATCCGGTATGTCGCCGGCATGGTAAATGCGGCACGCGATTATCCAGACCTGATTAACACAATCAAGAAAATGGCGGTATTTGGCATTTTCAAGGATGCTTTTGTTGCGCCTTCTGGCTCAATATCGGCAGATGGACTATCGAGATCGTTTTCACAAGACCTTGATAAACACAGTGCTCAAATAGATTCTGAGTTAGACCATTTGCGCGACTCAATCCACGGCGTGCGTTGCATGGTTCTGTGATATGCAATTAAACCCGGCAGATTTTAATAACTTGATCGCCGACATGGGCCAAACAGTGCGCTGGCGTCAGTCATTCGCCTGTCCATGCACTAATCCGCATTCAGGTGCAGCAAAGCCCGGTTGCCCAATTTGTGGCGGAAATGGTAGAGGCTGGGGCTCGCCTGTTGATTGCGATGCCGGAATAACCGGACAAAAGACGCAGCGCGAGTGGGCGCAAAGCGGACTGTACGAATCCGGCGATGTGGTGATCTCACTGCCGTCTGATTCCGCCATCTACGCAATGGGGCAGTTTGATCGCGCCATTCTGGTCAATACTTCTGAGCGATTCTCGATTGTTTTGACGCGCGGCAATAACGACACCCTGCGCTTCCCGTTTCTGTCTGTCACACGCTGTTTTTGGCTGAATTCAGGCGGCACTGCTATTGTTGAGGGTGGAATACCAACAGTTTCATCGGCTGGGGTAATGACCTGGGCAACTGGCGAGCCTGCTGCTGGGGCAGCCTACACCGTCGAAGGCACGCGAATGAACGAGTATTTCTGCTACGGCATGTTCCCGTCGAATCGTGGGATACATCACGGCGAGGCGTTGCCGAAGAAAGTAATCCTGCGCAAGTTCGACCTGTTCGGGCGTTGATATGGGTTACGTTCTTTCCAAGAAGTTGCGCAATATCACTAGCGAAGGTTCGGAGCACGGACGCCGGATTGCTTTCTGGTGTCCTGGGTGCGACGGTATTCACGCGGTAACAGTAGAACATGCATCGCATCCAGTCTGGGGATGGAATGGCAATGTGGATTTCCCGACATTCACCCCGTCGATATTGACGCGCTTCACCAAACTCACGGACAAGGGTAATGCTGACATAGAGGCGTGGCGAGATGCCGGACACCCAAAGCACCCTGACGGGTTTTCATTCGATCACATAGGCATGGTCTGCCATTCGTATGTGACCGATGGGAGAATTCAGTATTTGTCAGACTGTACCCATGATTTGGCCGGTAAAACAGTTGAGCTACCTGATTGGCCGTTGGATTCGGAATGACGAAGTGCGATCAGTTGAAATTGGCATCTGGCTTGTTTGCCGCAATTATAGTGGTGATCGGCGGTGGAATATGGCTTGCAAGTTGCGAAGATGATGCTGGCAGTGGCTGCTTGGAATACAGAGTCTGGGTGCGGAATCAACCCATTCTGACTGGAAAGATGATTCAAGTGGTGCCGATACAGCACCGGGAGTGTGTCCGATACAAATAAGGAGGTTCACTATGCGACTAAAACTTTTCGCGCTTCTTCTTTTTCTGCCGTCTTTTTCTCATGCCGTCGATGCAAAACTGATGATCTCTATCCTCGAATGCGAGTCATCTGGCCGATTTGATGCGATTGGCGATGGAGGTCTTTCGCATGGCATTGCCCAGTTTCGCCGCGATACCTTTTATGAGTTGGCAAGCTTGGCAAAAATGAAAGGGATGCGCTGGAAAAATCCGATACACCAAATGCGCGTAATGAATTGGGCATTGGATAACGGGTATGGGCGACGATGGACGTGCTACCGAAAATTAACCAAAACTGGCGAATTTAAAGACGGTTGATCTGCTGGGTTCTAAATAGGTAGCGCGCTCTTAACCGCTTCTTCAATAGCCAGTTCAAATAGTGGGCGCAATTCATCCGTCACATTCTGTGCAATATGCAACCCCGGCTTGGCCCCGATAATCCACCCCTGTGATCGCTCTGTCATCACCCTGAACGTCAAATATGAGCTTCCGCCGGATGATTCTTTCATTTTTACCATCCCGGAATGGTTCTTTGATTCAACAGCACCAAGCTTCCCTCCCCACTGGTACACGTTCTGTGGAACGATTATTGGCGTCCTTGACTTGGTGTTGTATGCATTCAATCCGCTGAGACGGGCTCTTTGCCCAACAACAGAAGACGACTTCATATTCTTCACTGCCGCATAAACGTCCGGCGGCATTGGGTTCGCGTGAGCATCGCTGCCGGGCGTATTGTGCCGCATTGGGATAATCAGGTACCGCGCGCCTTTTGCTGAAATACGAACTCGCGTTGAGGTATCAAGCATCCGCTTCAGGTCTTTTGCCGGACGGCCCGTTTCGATCTCGGCTGCATTCTTGTAGTCAGACCATATTTCTGCCTCGAAAGGGTTGATCGAACGCACCTTGATTGAGGCCGCGTAATCCTGCTTTTCCTGATACCAGACTCCGCGCGCCTTCATGATGCTGTCCGTCCAGCGTTCGTACCCAGCTTGAGCCGTGGCTGCGACCGCTCGCGAAACGCGCATGGCAACTTCATTGCCTGCAATAGTGAGGGCGTGTGCGAGCGGGGCGAGATCGACGGTTATGTTGTAGTTCGGCATGGCATTAGTTTGGCATCACGAAGGTCGTGATTGCAGCATGTAAACATGCCAATCACGTTTATACAACCGATACCCGTTGGAAATGCCCTGCGCATATTCATTACACCGCCGTTCGGCGCGAAGAAATGGCGCTTGCTACGCAATGCAAACGGCATATTTTCTGGATACAACGACCTCGGCGCATCCGTAATCCACGAAGGCAAAGACTTGGTTGTGCTGGATAGTAGCGCGCTCACAAATGGGCAGGTCTATCACTATGGCCTGTTCTGGTTCAATGGCACGACTTGGGCTGCCGAAGGCACTAACTACGCCACACCAAACCCGACAATGGCGCAGCTCGGGCCGGACGTATTGAGTTTGATTCGAGATCGTCTTGATGAAGGCTTGGCGGTATTTGTCGGTCGCGGTGAGTTGCACCATAAGCAGGGGCACATTCAGGTGCTTACTGCGCCGCCGCTATTCGAGGACACGATCTGGCCTGTCGTCACCGTCCATTTGCAATCTGATTCCTCTGCGGAGCGCGCGCTTGGCGAGGATTTCGGTTCTTCAATAAGCGATGCCGGGCTTACCGTTGATTACGAAGGCTGGCTATCCAAATACCAACTATTGATCGTCGTCTGGTGCTTGAACCCGGATGAGAGAAACATTCTGCGCCGTGCCGTCAAGAACCTGCTGATCGCGAATCTCCCTGTCTTCGACAAGGCGGGGATGGTTCAGATTGATGTAACGCAATCCGACACAGAGGATTTCCAGAGTTTCAGTGCGCCGGTCTATCAGACCATGACAACGCTATCTTGCATCGCCCCATCAATCGTTGGTGGAACCGATTGTCTGGTGAACATCGGCAGTGTAGTCATGCCACCGGCAGTCGTCTAGCGCCTCGCGCGCCGAGTCGTGACACCAGTATGCTGCAATGAAACTTAACACATCGCAAGGAGCGAAATAATGGCAAAAGAAACCACCCAAAGCACGCCGGTTGATACACCTGTTTCGGCAACTTCTGCCACGGCAGATGCATTCCCTCTGACATTGACCGAATTTTGTACCCGCCTATCGGTATCTGACCGCCGTGTCGAACTGATCGGCGGATTCGAGCACTCCGAGCGCGTGTTGGGCCGAGTGAGTGATTTAGAAGTGAATTTCGCAAAGCGATTTGCTGAATTCGCCAACCAACCAGCTTAATTTAGGAGACTGCTATGGGCGTATTTTTTAACGGTAGATTGTGGGTAAGTCCTGCGACCATGAGCGTCGTTGACGACTCTGGCATGTATAACAAAAACCTGTCCGTCGGCAATGTGCTGGGCGTGATCGGTCGTTCTGTTGGCGGTAAGCCAAACACCCCATTGCGATTTGGTTCTGCATCCGAAGCACGCGCAGCGCTGATCGATGGCGATCTGCTCCGTGCAATCGAAAAAGCTTTTGACCCATCGTCGCAAACAACTGGCCCATCTCAGGTGGTCGCAGTGCGCGTTAATCCGGCCACACAGGCTGCTCTTGCAATCAAGGATGTCGCGGTATCGACCGTGATCGATTTGTTGTCAACTGACTATGGTCTGCATACAAACCAGATCAAGGTAAAGATCGAATCTGGTTCTGTTTCCGGCAAGAAGCTAACTACTCAAGTGGGTAACAGTTATTTCAGCCAAGACAACGTGGCGCGAGATGCATTCAGCGTGTTGTATGGTGGTGCGCAAGTGACCGCAACCATGACTATCAACAACAGCACTCTGACTTTGGCAGCGCCTGCCGGCTCTACTGTTGCGACAATTGATCTTGCCGCCTACGCGACCGTGCAGCAAGTTGTTGACCGCATCAATGCAGTCGCAGACTTCGCGGCTACTGTGCTGGACAATAATGGAGAAAAGCCGACATTGAACGGCTTGGATACCGTAACGGCGCAGAGCGTTAAAACTACCGCCTATACGGCAACTGCTAACCTACAAGCAATTGTGGATTGGTTTAACAGCACTGGCGAGGGTTACGTTACAGCGACACGTGCGGCCAATGCGGGAACGATCCCGGACAATATCGCATTCACTTACTTGGCCGGCGCAACCGATGGCTCTGTAACCAATACAGAGTGGAGCAATGCATTCACCGTATTGCAAAGTGAAGATGTGCAGTGGGTAGTTCCGGCCATCAATTCAGCATCAATTCATGCAATGGCAGATGCACATTGCGCGTTTATGTCGAATGTTGCTCGCATGGAGCGTCGTTCGATTGTTGGGGGCGCATCTGGGGACACTGACGATGCTGCCATTGCCGCTGCGAAGGCGTTGAATTCTGATCGCACATCGTATGTGCATCTTGGATTCTATGACTACGACACTACAGGAAAGCTCGTCTTGTTTGAGCCATACATCTTGGCGGCCTTACTGGCGGGTATGTTCTCTGGCGTCAATCCCGGGA